GGCACTGGTAATAGCACTGTTACAAATGCTAATTTCACAAATACAACAGATATAGATGTCAATTTTGTGTATTACACGGATTCATAATAACTAATATACCTAGTGGATTCTAGGTACGGACATAGGAGAAAATAGAATGGCAATAACAAAAGAAATAATAGAAGATAAAATAGAAGTTGTAGGAGACTACAAAACTATACAAGTGAGAACAGCTACAGTCATCAAAGAAGATGGCGTAGAACTATCAAGATCTTTTCATAGACACGCATTAGATTGTGTAAGTTCTGTTCAAGATGAAGATGGTAACTGGACTCATGCAGATACAGATGTATCAGAAGAAAGTTTTAATGTTCAAGGCATAGCTGCTACTGTTTGGACTAATGAAATTAAAGAAGCTAAAAAAGCAGCTAATGAATTAGCAACACCATAACAGGAGAATAATATGAATTTTATATTAGAAACAATTACAACAGTAACTTATATTGTAACAACTGCATCAATCATAGCTGCTTGTACCCCTAACAAAATTGATGATGGTTGGATTAATAAACTATTTAGCTACATAGATATATTAGCTTTAAATTTTAAAATTAAAATAACCAAAAGAGAAGCATAGAAAATGAACTGGAATTGCAAAACAATAGAAGTATATAATCAAGAACACAATGGACATACTGGTGTTATATGGAATGTGCATTGGAAAGTAACAAAAGAAGATGGAGATTATTTAGCATCATCTTATGGTACACAAACCTTAAACACTGAAGAAATAAGCAATTTCATTCCTTTAGATTCTGTAACTTCTGCTGATGTAGAAGCATGGGTTATTAGTGCTATGGGTGAAGAGGTACTTGCTGAAATAGAAGCGAATTTAGATGCACAAATAGAAGAACAAAAAAATCCTGTATCTGATTTAATAACACTAGATTCTTAGTATATAATTTAATTTTAATAAACTTATAGGAGAGTTACATGAGTAAAGAAGAGAATAAGATGGAAAATCAAGAACCAGTAATAATTACATATAATGGCACAGAGTACAGAGCTTCTGATCTAAACGAAGAACAAATGGCTTTGGCTGGTAAATTAAATATTGTTGGTAAGAAACTAGCTAGACTTCAAGAAGCATACGATGATTATGTTATTACTAATGAATACAAGAACTTAGTAATCCAATCATTTGATAGAGCTATCAATCCTGAAGAGGTCGAGGTAGTAGAGGAAGAATAATGCCTAGAGTCACCGCACAAGATATCGGAGTTGAATTAGAAAAACACGAAATCCAATGCGGTGAAAGATGGACTCAAAACTGGAATAGACTAAAAAAGATAGAAGAACAAGTTAAAGATTTAGATGGTAAAACCGAAGCTAAACTTAACAAAATCGACTGGTCTATTAAAGGTGGTTTGGGTGCAGTGATATTAATACTATTAAGTGGCATTATCACCTTGATTATTAAACTATGATAGATAAACTTATCCAACCTGTTGGTGACATATTAGATAAATTTGTTGCCGATAAAGACTTAAAAATAAAACTATCTCATGAACTTGAGAAAGAGATAATTTCGTTAAACAAAGCACAATTAGAAGTAAATGCAGTTGAAGCAAAACACAATAACATATTCGTTTCAGGTTGGAGGCCTTTTATCGGTTGGTGCTGCGGTCTATCACTCGCTTATCATTTTATTTTAGAACCTATCATTCAATACATTCTTATAGTCAATGCAATTCAATTTGAAACGCCTGAGTTTGACTTTAGCCAATTATCTACAATCGTTATGGCAATGCTTGGCTTATCCTCGCTTAGAACCTACGAAAAAACAAAAAAATAATATGTACGACAACATAAAAGAAATGCTAATTAAGAATGAAGGGTTGATGTGTACTCCTTATCATTGTAGTGCTAATAAATTATCAATAGGTGTGGGCAGGAATCTCGAAGCAAATGGTATATCAGAAGATGAAGCTATGTATTTACTTGAGAATGATATTAAAAGAGTTGTAGATAATTTAGATAAAGTATGGAAAGTATGGAGAGGTTTTCCACCACTTGCTCAAGAAGTATGTATAGACTGTGCCTTCCAAATTGGTATCACTGGATGGATGAATTTTCGAAGAACAAGAGCTTTGATGGAAATGGGAGCATGGCTAGAAGCCTCAGAAGAAATTTTAAGGAGCAAGTACCACGAACAAACCCCTGCAAGATGTGCTAGAAATTCTAGAAAACTAGCCTTATGTCAAAATGCCAAGAAAGACATCAGACCAACATCAAGCTAATTCTAGACTTGGTGCATTAGGAGAATCACTGGTTCAAACATTTCTGCTTGAGTATGCAGACTTTTGTTTCCCCACCCAAGAAAAACATCCAGCAGACCTATGTATGGAGCTGAATAATTCAATGTATACAATTCAAGTAAAGAGCAGGCGAGCTACTAAAGAAAAGAAGTTTGTCTTTGCTGCTGAGAACTCAAGATCAATGTCTGATACTTATAAGAACTATAGTTGCGACATCTTAGCTTTTGTATTTTTCTTTGATGACCAAAAAAGAATTATGTTTAAGGCAAATACTTCTTCACAAAATTATTTCACCTTTGATAAAAAAATCATTACCGACAATATGGAACTAGACTCACTTCAAGAAACTCTTAATTCTCTTAATTCTGTTCCTGTTTTAAATTCAATAATTTAATCCTTGCATATTATATAAATATAATTTAATATATTTATATTAATTAAATGGAGGAGTTAATTATGATAGAAAAAATACAAGCATTAGTGTTGTTAAGTGCTATGGCATATCTTTGTTATGGTGCTGCATTAATTATCAAAGACAGGAATAACAAATGAGAGAAATAACATTAAACGAAGTTGGTAAAGTAAAACCTTTGATCTTAGCTAAAAGGCAAATAAGAGGTTACTACAGAGATGTCTTCACTGGAGAGAATAAAGTTCAAGTAGATGAAAGAGAATATATAGTCAGAGATTCCTTGACTGAGATAGCTTATCTAATGGGAGCTAATACATGAAGATTGAATCACTAAAGAACTTTGAGTCAGAACAAAAAGGACAAGCACTTATCTACAAAGATATACCTAATGAAGATTACCATGCTGGCGTAGGTATAAGCAGTAGTTATATTAGAAGATTTGGTCAATCGCAATTACACGCAGTTAATCATAAATCTGAATCTACTCCTGCACTAAAGTTTGGCACAGCAGCTCATTCTTTATTAGTAGAAGGTAAAGAGGCTTTTGATAAAGAAGTCAGAATTGTTACAGGCTCTCCTTACACCAAAGCCTTTAAAGAAGAGAAGGCTGAGTTTGAAGCATTGGGTTATATAGTCTTAAAAGAAGATGATGCAAATATGATCTTTGAGATGAAGGCAAATATGATTTACGAAGGTAATGCTTACTTAAATGCAAAAGGCAAATTAGCTGAAGCAAGTATCTACTGGTATGAAGATGATGTGCTATGCAAATGTAGACCTGATTTAATGTGTCCGCCACTAGATAAACCTAATTCAGATAATGAAATAGTAATAGTAGATTACAAGACTACAATATCTTGCGAACCTTATGCTTTTAATAAGTCAGTCAAAAAGTATGGCTACGACTTACAAGCATCATTCTATAGAAGAGGGTTACAGATGGCTGGATATGATGTGACAGACTTTGTTTTTATAGCACAAGAAAAAACACAACCTTATGCTTCTAAGGTGTTTAGAATTACTAAAGAGCAAATGGATTATGGTTGGACAATGATGGAGAATTATTTGGAAGAGTATAAGGAATATCAAAAAGGTAAACCTTTAAGTATTTACAATAGTCCTAATGTTGTGGATTTGGTGTTGTGAAAAATAGAAACCTAAATAACCATGATAACTGGGCAACGCCTAAAGAATTTTATGATGAATTAAATAAAGAATTTAATTTTGATTTTGATCCTTGTCCTTTGTTTGCAGACTTTGATGGATTAAAAATTGACTGGGGTAAAAGTAACTTTATCAATCCACCTTACAGCAGAAAGCTAAAAGATTCATTTGTAAAAAAAGCTATCAAAGAAGCAAAAAAAGGTAAATTATGTGTATTGTTGTTACCAGTAAGTACCAGCACTATTTTGTTTCACGACTACATCCAGCCCAATGCAGAAGAGATAAGGTTTGTAAGAGGTAGGATTAAATTTATAGGTATTAACACTTTTGGAGAAGAGGTAAGCAATAAAGCTGGTATGCACGATTCTATGATAGTGGTATTGAAAAAGGGCAAATAGATATATGAGAGTATTAAGTATTTGGAGAGTTTATCCTTTGCCCTTGAACCTAGTATACAGTTTTTGGAGAAGTAGGTAATAAAGTTCTAGCTTTATTATCAAATAAATATTAATATAAAAAAGGAGAGTCAGAATG